TAGTATAACCTATTATGTCCTGAGATGGAACCACCTTTTGCAGCGTTTCTTACTTTAGCTGTTTTCTTAGCTATAGCTTTAGGCTGCTTAACGAACTGTTTTCCTTCTGCTCGTCCTTTTCTTTTAGCTGCCGTAGTCTTCGCATACTCTGCTTTTGTGAGTTTAGCCCTCGCCTTTTTTGGTAAGTACCTTTCACCTGTGGCCTTCGCCCCCTGCGTACTTGGCTTACCACTCTCGGTGCCCCACTCTTCTTTTGTCCATTTGCTTAATGACTTTTGTTTCTTTCCTTTACCGCCCTTGTAGCCACCACCTGCTTTCTTATAAGCAGCTGCAGCTAACTGAGCTTTACGTGCCGACCACTGACCTGCTGCCCCGCCCTTGCTACCCGCTTTAATGCGAGCAACAATTCGTTTGCGGAGTTCTGGCTTTGTGTACTTAGCATCAGACATTACTTTCTTTTACCACCACGGTTATCTGAAAGCTGTTCTTCAATATATTTCATACGCTCTTCGTGTTCTTTTTTAATTTCTTGTTGGTAGTCGTAAGCTCTCATACCTTGTTCTTTTGTACCACGGGTTCCTCCTGATGAACTAGCACCAATAGTTTCCGTTACAGGCCCACCATCTTGAAAGTATCCCATACTATTACGAACAGCAGTAGGAAGCTTGGAAAGACCCTTATTATTCTTTGGTACTTTTTTCATTACTTCATTGCCTTTCCATATCCACGGGTTGCACAGCCTACACCTTTAGGTTTACCAGCTATACTGCTGCCCTTGCCACGCTTAACAGTTTTCTTATCCATGCCGCCACCGTAAGACTTCTTGGCAGTTTTTTCTCTTTCGAGTCTGTTAAGCATTTTTTCGTTAGGCATTCCAGCAAACTTAGATTTAGATTTTGGCTTGTTAGTTACCTGTTTATCTGTCTCGCTTCTACGTTGTTTAGACTTAAGAATATCATTAAGTTTTTTACCATATGTACCGCCAGCTTTTTTAAGCTCTGCTGGTTTAGCAACGGAGTAAGAAGAGCCATTAAATTTAAAGGTAGTGTTACCTGTGCCAGCATCAAACTTAGCACGTGCTTCTTTAAAGGCTTGTGCAAAACCGTTGCCTGATGGCTTCTTAGCAGCAGCAGGCTTTTTAGCAGCAGCAGGCTTTTTAGCAGTAGGCTTTACTTTAGGGCCAGCAAGAACTTCTTTGCGCCTTCCTGTCTGGCGCATAATATCAGTAGGAGAACGTCTTTTAGGAACAGCCACTGAGTCCGAAGCCTTTTGTACTTTAGCGTCTTTACCAAAAGAAGCTTTTTCTTTTTTAAGTTGAGCAGAAAGTTTATCAAACTCAGCTTGAAGATTCTTTCTGTTCTTACCGCTTCCTGTAAAAGCAGTACTTAAAGGTGTTTTACTTGGCGTTGTTCCTCGACGCTGTCCTTTTGTAGCTGGAGTACTAAGCTCCTTATAAATAGCTTTTAGTTTTTTCTCAATTTTTTTAATTTTATTACCTGTAGGTGCCATTTTTAGTTTCCTCCTGGAGTTAATGTGTTGTCGCCGCCTGCTGGGGAAGAGTTATCTTCCATATCGTCACGGCGTGTTCTTCTAGCTTGGTTTCTCAGTAAGTCCATTGCATTTTTATGTTGTTCTTGATACACAGGAGTAACAGAAAAGTTTTTCATAAAGTTTGTGGCCTCAACCATGCAGCCATAAAATAAAGCATCATAGCATTCGTCTGAGAAATAGTTATTTTGATTAGCGCTGGTTAAAGCAGGCGGCTTAACTGTGTATACAATAGAGCCGCCATAAGTAGCGCTTGCAGTAGGAGCAAAAAGAATCTTACTGTTGGTTTTTCTGGCATAATACTTAGGCGTTCCCGTGCTGGCGCTTACAGGCCAGTAATCATTAATAAATTCGTCTGTTCTTTGAAGCAAAGCAATCTTAGTGCCTGCGTCTTTAAGGTGAATATTCTTAATAACCTTTGCTCCTGTAGGTAGTTCAAATGTATTTTTACCTGCAGAAAGGGCAACTGACGTAACAGTTACAAGCCCGTAGTCATCTAGGGCTTTTATCATTCTATCTTCGACACGATTAACCATCTTAGGAATATAGGCAATAAATTCAGTGCCATCATTCTCAGACGCTTCAATAATATCGTTTACAAGGTATGTGTAATTAGCCATAATAAATTGTTACCGTTGAACCTGCTGTAGGACATTGCACAATAACAGTACCACCCATACGGACGCCTGTGTCTGTAAGGTAAGCTTCTGTTACATCTGAACTGGTTGTATTAGTGAATTTAATAATACCGCCATTTGAGTTTCCAAAAGCATCTACGGATGTACCAGTGATAGTAAACTCACCTACACCCTGTGCATGGACGCCTCTAATGCGTGTGCCTTTTAGCGCTACACCGCTAACTGTGTCTACAGCGGTATTAACCAGTGTAGTATTACAAGTAACATATGCTACCCTAAGATTTGCCGACATGATTTGCTCCTGTATAATAAACTTCGATGTGCCTATTATACTAAAAAAGGGCGCAGGATACAACTCCCACGCCCTTCTATTTTTTAGTCTATCAGTAGACTAGTGACTAGGCACCAGCGTTACCGAAGAAACCTCTCCAGTCTGACCAACCAAAGCTATAACGCTCACGAGCTTTAAAGCGAAGGTTACCAGTGTCGAAGTCTGGTTCCATCTTAGTCTGAAGCGGCGAACGTACGAACATTTTCGCACCATTCGGGCAATCAGTCTTGATGAAGAAAGCATTCGTATCGGTAAAGCGACGGTTCACGTAGAACCCACCAGGGACAAGTCCTTGGTTACGGATGCTGTTGATGTCATTCGTATTTGTTACACCCGAATCGGAAACGATTGTGGTGGACAAAGCAGAGTTCAGAATCTGGTCTGCAGTGAATGCGAGGTCCGAAGGAATGTGCAGGCTTTCGGCTTGCGCACCAATCAGGATACCACGGTCATCTTTGATTTTCGAGATGCTAATCAAAGCAGTCTCAAGCGATGCTTCCGAAAGGTCAGCAGCGGCCAGCAAGTTGCTTTGGTCGCCATCGCCAATCGTTGCGTGCGAAGCCGAGAACAATGCGTCCCCGTCACCACCTGCATAAGCAGCGTTAAAGCCGTTGTTGAATACATCAGCAGCTTTTACTTGTTTGGTGTTTGCCATTGCACGGGCCAGACCTTTGGCACGTAGTTTAGCAAACGTATCATACAAGTTATCTTCCATTGCTTCTTCTGTGATGGCAAAGCCAAGAGCAACAGTCTCGTGTGTGTAACGAGCAGTGTAGCTTTCTTGGGCATCGTCATACGATACAGCAGCGCCTTCACCTTTTACAGGTGCCGAGCCGAAGCCTGTGAAGAGAACTTCTTCTTCAAATGCACGGTCTGAATTTTCAACATCAAACAACGGTGCGTGTTCATCGGATACTTCTCCATACTCAACGCCAAATACAGCGTTCAGACCTGGGAGCAGCTCTTTGGAAATACTTCCTCTATTAATAGCCATTTCTAATTATCTCCCTTAGTTGGTTACCGTAACTGGTGTTGTTACCAGTACGTTAATGAAGTTCTGTTGGCTAACAGCACCCATTTGGACTTCCAAACGAGTATATGGGTCGCCAACAGCGTTACCTGGCTCATCGACAACGCCGATAACACGGAACAGGCCAGCAGCCGAAGTTCCGACACTACCTGCAGTGGTTAGAGCCGTGATTGTGGAACGACCAGTAAAGGCAGAACCAGCAGCAATGTTCGAAGCTGCTACGTTTTTACCAACGATACCAGCAGCAACGGTTGTGTCCGAGCTAATGATATAGGTTTGACTTGGGTCGTCGTTTACCAAACCGACAATATCGGAAGCCGATACGCCAGAGTAGTAAGGTTTAAAGTATTGCTCCCCGTCTGCTACGTAACTGCAGCCTTGGAATGTACCAATAGGCATTTCAGTCGAAGTAACGAGTGGAACCAGCGAGCCGCTAGACAAGCGTACAGGAGTACCTGTATACATTGCACCAGCACCAGAAGCGATTGGGTACGAAGTTGCACCACTGCTCTGAGGCGAGTTACCACGAACACGGGAAGGAGTGATACCAGTAATTAGTTTAGTAGTCATTTTATTAATCTCCTAAGTTGTGAATCATGTAGCCAGACTCTGTAGCACCTTGTTCTTAATCAAAAGAGGGTGTACGTCCTCTGGTTACGTTTGTTTTACTAGAGTTTCGAACAGGCATTTTTTTGTCACTTGCGTTTTCAAGTTGCGAGTTAACAGCGTCCACCATCTCGGCAGATGCCCCTTCAAAATGACGTTGCCGTGCTTCTGCACGTTTGATGGGCATTTTGGCAAGAGCCAAGTCCCCACGGCAAACAGTACCGCTGTAACGACCTTCATCTCTAACCATAGAGGTGTGGCCTAGTTCAGGTACTTCGTCGAGAGAAACAAACTCCCAGCCTTCAGCTAATCGCTTACCAACATTTGTATAATCGTCTTTACCTTTAAGGGAGATGCGTATCCAACGTAGTTTCATTCCTTGTTCGTCAAATCTATTGTTAACAAACTGTGGAATATCTAAAAGGTTCGGTTCGACATATTCGTAGTCTTCTGTTTCTCTTGTTTCCAGTTCACGAGACTGGGATTCACGTGTGGTATTTCGTGCCATAAGTATATGTATCCTTTCGCAGCTATCTGTTAATTGTTGTATATTCACCATCACCAGCTGATTCTACTTTCAGCTTTTCGGCGGCATACTGTTCAAGTGTAATTCCCCACTTTTGTGCGAGTCGTACGTCTTCTTGAGAGAGTTTAACTTTCTT